ATACTGAGCGGTCTGGTATTCGTTCAGCCATCGTTGTCTCAACTGCTCGATGTCTGCCCACTGCGAATCCGTGGCCTGAGTTATTTTCGTCATCGATTACACCCCCTAAGATTCATTCTCCATCTGATCTAGAAGTTTCCCCGCCCGCCACGCCAAGCAATCCGCCGACCCACGCGCGAACAGCCGACACACGGATGGACGGTGCTCATAATACTGACACCGCCGATCGGCATCCAACCAGAAACATGGCACACCATCCGGGAAGCCGTCTTCTCGCCGTATTCGCATCCCTGCCTCATACTCAGCGAGGACATGAGGGGGAAGACAATCAATTTCAGAGGCACCGCCATCCTCGCTCGGAAACGAATCAAAGGGCGGGCTACCCATTTCCATGCAGCACGCGCCGCAACCCTCACAACTAGGTATCTGATTCACGTCTCATTCTCCAATTGATCCAGAATTTCCCGGGCCCGCCACAACGGCAGACGACCGGCTTTCATCGCCGCCAGAATCAGCGGGGTTGCTCCCGGCGAATCGGTCTCCTCGTAAAACGTCGGGCCGCCTAGATATCCGTTGCGGTAACGAACGCACACCGGCCGGAAGTAGCGGGGACGGCCAAGGGTTATTCGCACGACTTGCCCTCCAAAAACTTCACGGCACAATCCACGCTGCAAAAATCCCAAGGCCCATTGTGTGGTCGAGGTAGCATGGTGAGGCCGTCGGTTATCTCGACCGTGATCCACCCGCCCCACGGGCTACAGCCGACCATGCGTCCGGTTGCATTGGCCTGTGATTTACCGCACTCGTCGCACTGTCGCTCATCTATTTGCCGTCTCATCGTTTACGTGCCTCCATATACGATCGAATGAATTCTGCTGCCAACGTCGGTACTATCGCGTTTCCGTATCCCCGCAGTCGGCCGACTCGGTTAGCTCTTGCTGCGCGAAGTCCCACTTGTCCCAGCTCGGCGAGAGGCGGTCCCAGCTTGCGGGGTAGCCCATGAGCCAGCGGGAAAACGCTGGATTCAGGGCTGGGGACACGGCGGAGTTTGTTTCGCCCTTGCTTGTCGAGGTCTCGGCAGGCGACGATTCGACAATCATGCCAACCTGCTGGCTCAGCGGTACTCCCGTGTCTTGTGGCCGCGGCGGCCTGACTCCTCGACTGTGATCGCGAGCCGTGGGCGACACCCACCCAGAATAACCGCTGTCGGATGTGCGGCGCGCCGACGCCCGCAGCCGGCAGGTCGTAAAGTTCATAATTCCCCTGCTCGTCACAAGGGACTCGATAGCCGATCGCTTCCAAATCAGCGTATACTCCGGCGTTCCATTGGCGGCCAAGCGGACTGCTAACCTGCTCGCCAAAGACAACCGCCGGCCGGCATACCTTGATGAGTCGCAAGAATTCAGGCCAGAGGTGTCGAGTATCGTACCATCCACACCCGACGCACCCGAACCATTCGATGACGGAATTCGGCCCGTCGATAAATCCAGGCTCTCTGCCTCCGCACCATTTGCATCGTCGCTCTCCGTTGACTGCGAGGGAGAGCGTAGCAGCCGCCGATGAGAATGGCGGGCAGGGACAACTCCCGGTCCAGACAGGATGATCTTCCGGCCATCCTGCCCATCGCAGGGCGAGTGGCCAGCCACCGACTCCAGCGAAGAAGTGGCACTGTCTAAATGCGTTGAGCCCATCGGGAAGCACCTCCGTGATACTGCGGCCGTCGACGATGCCCCGCTGGAGTTCGTCGGTGGCGATTGAAGTAACGAGCCATTCAACCATGAATAGATCGTTGTCGTTGTAATAGTGATAGCTCACGTAGCTACCTCCCTACACTCCCACAGTCCTTGCCGGCCTCTTGCGGGAATCGGCTCTGGCAGCTTCGCCACATCCGACAGCACCCAACACAACGGCCCCTCGCAATGCTCGTGGCCCAACAGCCAGAGCATATGCCCCAATTCCCACCCGAGGTCCATGAGTTCCCGGGACAGCGTCTTCTGATCGGCCAGGACTATTGCCTCATCCCGGCTGAAGCACGCGATCAATTGACACGTTGCAATCACCGCCCCCGTTGGGTACTGCGCCAATTCGGCACCGTCCAGGTATTGCGTCCCTTTCCCCGCATGGATCGCGAGCGGCCCGCGATACTTCGTCGGCCATCGCCGGTTCTCTACCGGCTTAAGGCCATCGGCAATGAGGCTGGCGTATGGTTGAGAGATCGTCAGTGCCCTCATGTTTCCACCTCCCCAGTGGGATAGCCTGCCGGTGAGTCGTCGCATAGATAATAATCGTCCGCTTCGCACCGGTCCACCTCCGTCTCGTAAGTGCGTTTGCTACCGCACTGGGGGCATTCTATTTTCATGTCGTTAACCCTCCTCGTTTATTGTCCGTCCTTGGTGCCCCGGAGCTTGTCAATTCGCGTGTTGATCTTGGCCCGGATCATCTCTTTCGCATCCTCCGGCCACGCCGCCGGAATACCCTCCCTAGCCTGCTTGAGACCACGAATCGTCTCGACTTCCTCGAGGTCCACGAGCCACTGTGCCACCTGCTCGGCGCAGTCGGGGGTGTCGGGCTCCTCTTTGGGCTTCGTGGATGTCTTCTCGGGCTCTGGCTTCTCGGTCTTTGCCTCGGACGTGGGCTCCTCTTGAGGAGAGGGAAACAACTCCAACTCCTTGATTCTGGCCCCAGCGGTGGCGTGTACGAGCCGCTTGGCCGCGTCGGTCACATCCTCGCGGGCGGCAAAAGTCGAGTCTACCGCCTTGATCTCGTCGATGGTCTCCACCTTACCCATCTCGTCGCACGCCTGCTCTATGGCCACCTTGATGTGCTCCCGCTCCGCGGCTTGCGGTGACGACGGTGTTTCATCTCTGGCCTGTTTGGGTGCAGTCTCGTCGGCCTTCTTCCGCATCGCCTCCTTGGCCTTGTCAGCTACCGTCGTCTTCTCCTGCTTCGCCTCCGCCTCACTCATATCGAACCAATCCTCAGCCGAGGAAATGCCGTCCTTGATGGAAGTGTAGATTTTCCGAAGGCTGATAATCTGGGCCGAAGTGATGGCTTCAAGATGCCGCTGAATCCGCGCCTCGACCATCGCCTGCGTGACATCGAGATCAGCAAACGCCTGGAGCATCTTCTGAGTCGATTCCTTCACGTCCTTGATCTCGGCCTTGAGCGTCTCGTTGCACTGCTCACATGCCGCCTCCACGATATCCCGGGGGATGATGTTCTCCAGGCAAGTTCGCACACGCCGTTGCGACTGATTGGCCACGTATTCGTAGATGTCCCGAGGGTCGGTCAGCAATTTTACCCGTCCCTTTGCCTTCATCGCGTGCTCGACGGTGAACTGAACCTTGCGCCGTGTGTTGCTCTCCAGGTCCCACGCATAGGCTTCAACCGTCGACTGGCCAGGCTCCTTGCCCCTCGCGGGATACCGGGACAACTCGCGGAAGCCGAAATCGATATTGCCCCACCGCTGGGCAATCGCTTCCATCAAAACGATGCTCGCCCCGGATATGTCCGTCCCACCACGGCTGTATTGGTACTGAGACTTGGCAGCAAGACCCTCCCTCTGGCAACTGACCAGGATAGCATCCATGGCTCGCTTCTCGTCCCGCGGCATGGACGCGGCAACAGTAAGGGCCGCCTCAATCTCGGTCTTGGCCCGCTGTTGCTCGGCCAAAACGGAGGGCGGTATGCCCATGTCCCGGGCCTGCGTCATGAAACCGCCAGAGCCCTGCTGGGGAGCGATTTCCGTAGATAGCTTGTCTTTACTCATCGCGTAGTTCTCCGTTTTCCCAAGGGCAAAATAAATCTGGTCGCGTTAGGATTCCGGCCTCTGTCCGGGCGTGCTACCCGGAAGCGCTGGCCACGACTGGTAGGCTTCACGCCGTCCAGCCTCATTTGGTTATCGTGCAACTGTCCTAACGCGCCAGAGTAGAGTCCTCAATAAACCGCTCCCGCTCGACTCTCAGTGCATCCGCAAGCCGAGTGGCCATGAAGCCAGACGGCTTCACGTCGCCTCTCTCCAGGCAATGGACGTAGTTTTCGTCCACACCCAGAGTCATGGCCAATCGCGCCTGTGACATGTCTCTCGCCAAGCGAGCACTCTCTACATTCTCCGCTATGGTCATCTCGCCTCCTACTGCCCGATCAACTTCCTGCCCGGCAACAGGTTCTCCTGTAGCAGCGGTCGCATGATCTCCAGACATTTGGCTTTCTCCTTGAACAAAAACGTCCGACTCGGGGCGGACTCGTAACTGTATTGTTCGTACAGCTTCGGGTGGTCGGCCCGAAACTTTTTGGCGTCGAATCGAGTCGTTCCCTTGGCGGTCTTCCAGGTGCAGATTGTTTCATTGCCGCAGACCAGCGCCTCGACGTCCTCCATGGACCGCTTTAGCTCGGCCTCAAGAGATTTCTTCACCGCCTCAAGGTTCTTGAAATAGCCCCGTACGGCCAGCAAGTGCCCGCCGACCTCCAAGTCCTCTTGAGTTGCTTTGCGACCCTCGGGTTTACTGACCGGCCAGCGCTTCGATACGTCCGCATCGTTCACTGGCTCCGGGGGCGTGCGGGCCTCGACCATCGCCCAGAACCGGGCTTCATGCTCCAGGAGCAATTCCTGGAACTCCCGGTCCGCCTCGACCTCGTAGATCTCAAACTTGAAATCACCGAACAGCACCGGCAGGTGAAACACCTGCAAGCCCGTCGCCAACATGTAATGCTGCACCTGGAATAGATAGACCATTGGAACCTCAGCCGACCACGGTTCGCCCCACCCCTGTCGTCTCCGAGCCGTCTTAGCCTCAATCCCCACCGTGTTCGCGAGGCATATTCCGTCCAGATTCGCGCGAACGAACGAATGCTCTGGATTGACGTAGGTCTTTTCCGGGGTCCGGACCACCCTCCCCGTCTCATCTGTGTACATCTGGAGGACCACCGGTTCCAGCAACGTACCCCGCCGCATGTCGGTCGTCTCGTCATCTCGCCCTTGGCCCACCTGGTCGAGATACCCGACCTTGGACATATACACGTCCAGCGGGGTACTCCACGGCGACATCCCGCAAACGGCGGCGGCATCGCTGCCACCTATGCCGGTCGCCCTTTCAGCAAGCCATGCGGCCCGTTCTGAATCATCGCTCATTCTGAATCCTTCCTCCCATGCAGCAGGGCGCTTTCCTCCCGCATAATACGAGTGTCTGCCGACCCGCACGCATGACAGCGGCACGCCGGCAGCATGTTGTCACGATAGAGGTCCACCTGATTACACTTCCAGCAACGCCGCCACTGAATCATGGGCACGGCCTGAAGGACCCTCGCCATTTCGGGGTACTTGAAGTCGTTATCGCTTAGCGGTTCTGGCCGTCGAGGCACCTCCTCGCGAAGAATCGTCACGGAACGCTCGGCCTCGAAGCCGAGTTGTGCCGTGTCGCCGTTTAGAGAAACCAGAACGACGCGGCAGGGGCCCTCGACAGTCACCCACTCGCCGCGTCGGCGCGAAAGAACTAGCATTACGGTTCCCTCCTTCAGCCCGGCCTCGCGTCTTGCTCAGCCGGGCGAGTTCCTTCCGACGTGACGTCTAGCTACTCCGTAGCCTAGCCTCACACGACCCGTCACGTCCTCAGCAGGAGAATACTACCACAATTGCCGAAAAGGGTCAAGGGACAGGAAGGTGGATTGTGAAAGAAATCCGCCCTTATTCGGGCTCGGACGCGAGCGCCGTGTCCACGAGGAGCGAGACGTCCTCGGAAAGAAGAAGAGACGCCTCGATGCCCAATGCCTTTGCAAACAGCGCGACGGTCGTCAGATTTGGGCTACGGCGGCCGTGTTCGATGTCGCACACGTAGCCAGGCGATCGGCCCAATCTACGGGCGAACTCAGATTGAGAAAATCCACGGTAGTCCCGCACAAACTGGACATTGTCCCGGAAGGTCTGCACAAGAGACTCTTGAATCTGGCCTTCGTCTTCTTCTATCGGGGCGGGATTCGTCATACGTGTATAGTACCACCCGCCGAGAAAGAAAGCAAGACTGGCTATCGCCACTTCTGGGGGGGTGGCCGCTCAGGCTCGTGGTAGGTGAGCCCCATCCCGAATATGGCCAGGACCGTCAATGCCATACCTTCAGGGACCCCATGCTCTTTGATGCTCGTGTAGACGTCCTCAAAAATGATTGGACGCACGGCCTTGGCGGCTACCCCCCCCAAGGTGACCTGCTCGCGGTCATAGTCCTCACTGGTCATAATCTCCGTGACCATCGATGCCGCCGGTGCGAACTTCTGATGAAGAAACCTTCCAGCGATCGACAAAGTGTCCTTCATGTCCGCCTTCGCTTGTTTGCTTGGCCTCCCTCCGAAAAGCTGATAGAGGGCGTTGACGGCGTTGGTGGACTCCCGCGTAGTCAGTCTCGTTACCTGCGACAGACCACCCATCGGATCGATCCGCGTGCGTCCAATCCGCACCTTTCCGAAGTCCGGACTGTACGGGTTGAACGTGATATTCCACTTGTCCCGCTCCTCGTTGTCCCCTGGGGTCCCAAAGGCCGCGAGAAGCATCGCAGCCGACGTGCCGTAGAAGATGCTCATTCCCGCTAAGGTCCTGCCGTACTCCCATGCAATGACCTTCGCCGCCCGCCCGGACAGTCGGCCCCTGAACGCCGGCCACAAGAGCGGTTGAGCAAAAAGGTACTGGAAGCGTGAGACCACCCCGCGAGGAGTCCATATCACGGCACCCAGTTGCGCAGCCGTTTGCTCAAACCCAGCCACATTCCCCCGCCAGGTTGCTATGTTTACGTAATTGGCAATCGCCTTCGCCTCGGCATCGCTTACGTTCCCCGGGTCCATCGCCATCGTCGCAATCATGGAATCGAACAAGTCCGCCCGCATCTGATTGCCCTGGGCCACGAAGGCGCGCTCGGAAGCCTTAATGGCCCCCCCGATATAGGGAATCTTTTGGACGAACGTGGACTGGTACTCTTCCGAGCGAGAAACTAAGGGGCCGGAGATATCAAGTAGCTCAAGCTTTGCCCGGCCGTAGAGCCCCGACCTCGCGTTGTCCCGAGCCGCAATCCCCTCTTGCAAGGCGAAGAACTCCTTGTCGGACAGAGCCGCGCGGAGACTTCGCCCCTGCTGCTGCACGGCCCTGATTGGATGCCCCGCCGCGACCAAGACCCCTTGCCGCAAAAGGAATGACGCATCGACAGATGACCAGACACTCTTTATGGTGCGGGACACGTCAAGCGGCACCACGGCAATCTTCTCTCGCATCAGCCGGTTGGCCCTTGCAATTCGGTCCTCCGCCGCGCGCTGGCGCTTGTTGGCTTCCGAGATCTGATGCCGGAGCCTCAACGTCTCCTCATCCTCCGGAGACCTCCTCACGGGCTTCTTCGCGAAATCCTTGCGCGCCCACCGGTCCTCGTAGGCCGCCAGCTTCCGCTTCAGCATCTGCTTCCGGGCCGCCAGACGCCGGGCATACTCGTCCTTCTGAAATTCGGGGTCCAGTTCGCGTATCTCCTCGCGCAGTTCTTTCAATCGCGCCAGTTTCTTCCGCTTGGCGTCGATTTCCGGGCTGGTTCGCGACACCGGCTTGCCCGGGCGACCGACGTAGCCCCGCCCCAAGTCCCCCTCCAGATCCTCGATTGCCCGGTCCAGACCCCGCAACGTAGCCTTGGTTTCCTGCTCCGGCGTGCGTTTCTTCCGGTCCCGCGGGTTCATCTCGTCGTAGGCCGCCTGTAGCTTGTCCCGCCGCTTCCGGTGAGCCTCAAGCTCGGCATCAGTTGGTCCAGGCGTTCGCGGCTTTCTCCCCGGCCTACCGGCTTCCAGGTTCTCGATCTGGTTCAGCACGGCCGTCTTGGCGGTCGCCAGGCGGGTCTTGAGTTGCCGTTCGGTCCCCTCCGTCGAAACGGGAATCTCCTTCTTCAGGTCCTCGACCTGCGAGATCAGTTCCCGCTCGGCCTGTTCTGGTGTGCGTCGTTCGACACCGGTCTTCTTCGGCAAGAACTCCTTGATTGCCTCCGCTATCTCGGCCTCTGACTTTCCCTCGGCCCTGAGTCGCTGAGCTTCCGCAATGGCCCTCTCCAGGTCGTCTATCTTGGAATGCTGTTGAAGCTCGCCCCTGATTCGACGCCTTGTCAGAGACACCGCATCCTTGTTTAGTGGCTTGAATTGCCCGTAGCCAGACGCCGCCTTCCCCGACTCCTCGCGGGTGATGTTAGGCCGAATGGTCTGTAGCTCCGCATGGACCTCGTCAAGAGCCTGCTGCGTGTCCGTCACTCCAGACTGAACGACCCAACTGAGTACCTTCTGGGCGTGCTCACTGAATTCGCTGTCGTCGTTCGGGTCGATTACGGGCGACGGAATCACCCCCTCACCGACAAGGGCGTCCCATTCCTTACGAAAAGCTTCGCGGACCATCGGCGTCATGCGCCGCCCCATGTCAGCCGTAAGCCGTACCACTGCCGCGTTGAAGCTGCGAATGCCGTACTCGATACAGGCAAGAGCCGCGTCAGCCAGCGCTGCCTGGAAACGATCGTACCTGCGAACCGTGTCCGCCGGTTCGGCAAATTTCAACGGTCCCAGGGCGACCAAGGAGTCTAGGAGCTCCGCTGACGCTTCCTTGAGCCGTTGCCCGGCCCGCTCGGCCTTCTCCTTCGCCGTGAGTGGCTTAGGCTTGCCACCCCTTGGAGGCATTTGTGTGCCCGTCCCCCAGTCGAAGCCGGCATCGTCGACGGTGCTGGATTCAGATTCATCGAGACCCCTGCCCTCGAAGTCCCTGTCCGCCTGCGTCACCTCCCGTTCCAGGCTGAAACCCAGGGGCAACTCCCGGCCCCGCTCGGCCACCAGCGCGTGAGCAACCTCGTCCAGCTTTTCATGCCACCCGGGAACGTGGCGGATTCCCCGCTTGAGCACCTTCACGAGGTCAGCCGCCTCGTTGCCCGTCTGCTCCGCATCGGCTGGCGTGGATTGAATCCCAAGTTCCGGGTACTCCCTTGCCAGCATGGGAGCCTTTTCGTCCAGGCGACCATATTCGTTGATGTCATACGGCCGTCCACTAGGGGCCACAAGCTGACCGTCCTCAATCTTGTCGATTACCTTGGGCCACAAGCCCGTGGCCTTGGCAGCCTGTCGGTAAGCATAGTTGTACGCCTTGGCCGCCTCAGCCTCCTCACTCACCCGTCGCTTGGCCTCCGCCTCAACGTTAGCGAAAGTGACACCCGTGATCCCATAGGCGTCGAGAATGGCGTTAACCACTTTCTCGTACCGGCTCTTGAGCGTCTCCTGCCGCTTGGCCACCGCCTCGGACACCGTCCGCTCGGCAGCAGCCTCAACCTGTTGACGCTCCCTCTCCGCGAGTGCCGCTTCCAGGGCGTCCAGTTCCTGCCTGCGCTCAACCAACTGTTGACGCTCGATCTCCGTGAGTGGACGCCCGTTCTTCTTCGTGGCCCGTCGAATCGACCCCAAGAGGGAATTGTCGTCCCTTATCCAAGCTTTGCGAGCGTTGAGAGCCCGGCCTTCCTCGGAGCCGACCTTTTCGGCTATCGTGTAGATGTCCACCAACTGCGCTTCCGCTGCTGCTGCTGCTGGCATGTCACCGCTCGAAACGGCACTGGCGTGTTGATTCTCAATTTCGTTCATCCGTCGCAGGAGCACAAATTCTCGCTGGTCGCTGCTTGACTTCGGGTCATTCCGCAACTCGTCAACGACCTTCGTCACCTCCGCGTCGGACATAGCCATGGCCTGGCCGTGAAGCTTGACCCACTCGCGGGTGACCACGGGGGCCTTGGGGTTCATCCCGTGAACGGCCCTCTGGGCCTGCGTGTAGGCGTTCTGGGTCGAGACCGTTCCAGGGCCGCCCGGCACCCCAGGGAGCGGCGGAGGCGTCTGAGGGGACGCTGGGGCCGCTTTCCCGCCCAGCATTCGGTCGAACACGCCACGCAACTCCGGCGACACGTTTCGCTCAAGAGCCGTCCCCCTGATGGCTGAATAGATAGCCAGCAACCAATCCCGCAATTGCTCGAACACTTTCGTCAATGTCGCGGTCGGCGCCCTTCCATCACGCAGATACCGCTCGAACCCACCGGCGAACGCCTCTTCAGCCTCAACAGTCCAGTTGCCGTCAGTGACTCCCAGGTCCCTCTCGGCCCGCGATAGCAGGTCCGCGTCTACTTCACCGATGGACCGCCGAAAGATGTGCCCTACCTCATGCACCAGGGTAGCTACGTCCCCACGCTGGAAGGCGACGATCGTTGCTCGGCCATCTTCGGCAAACTGCACGGCACCCGTGACCCTGCCTCGCCGGCGAGACTCCAAGACCTCTTCAATCGCTATATCAGCGTCGTCGAAAATGACGTAGTTGTGGGTGCGGTCCGACTCCTGCTCCTGGCTGGCGATCCACTCGTCAGCTTCCGCGAATGTGGCAAACTGCCTGTCGAGTGCCTGGCCCGTCGCCACCTCGAAGACTTCCGGCTTCGTGCCGTCCTCGCTCCATCGAACCCGATAACGCATTTGCCCTGGGGGAGCGAATCGGCTGTCCTGGTCGGCATACTTAATGCCGCGGATGCCGGCTTTGTGAAGCGACTTGGATGCCCACTCTGCGGCAGACTTCGCGTTTACCTCCGTCTCAACTGTCTCGTAGAACTTGTTTATTTGGCCTGTGTAAAACTGTTCTCCAGTCTGTCCCCACACGCCCTCGAGATAAGTCTTTTGAGCCTCCCACCACTTTCTACTCGCCTCAGGCTGCTTGGCAAGAAAAGCCTTGTCTATTCCGGAACCATCAGGAAACACTTCGCGCAGCGCTTTTTTGACCTTCTCGCTCTGCTCACTCAGCGGCTTGTCCCATAGCAGGTACTCCTCCTGGGAAGGGGCAAGATCGACTTTATAGAGACTACCCTTGCTGCGGGTCAGCCGCGACCGATACTTCTTCATCGCCTTTTCGGCCGCCAGTAGATCTTCAGTCCACCCACTGGGCCCCTCCTCCCCGCTGCGTTCCGCCTTCTGGCGTTCCTTGCGTTCCTGGCGTACACGCTTGATCGCATCATCAATCGTCTCGTCTTTGCCAACAAACGCCCTAGCCCTGTTGAGTTCCGACAGGGTGTCCCTGTCTAGCGCCATCTCCGCAATCGGCTTCCCGTCCAGCAGCCATCCGCCCCCAAGCTTATCGCGATAGAACCGCGCTACCGACTCACTGTCCGCAAAGTACAGCCCCCAACCATACGCCTGGGCTCCTTCGCCGGTCCCGATATTATCCAGCGTGAACTTGTCGAACTTGTGCGGGCTGCCGTGGAAAGCGGAGTGTAGAAGCGCCGTCTCCGACACATCGTCCTCTTGGCCTTTCTCGACTGCGGCAACCCTACTGAACCACTCATCCGCCGACCGTCCCGTGGCCTTCGCCCAAACGCCTGCGTGGGCGTCCATGAGGGCCATGCCGGCAGCCCCCTCCTCCTCCCCAAAGACGCCCTTGACCTGTTTCTCTACCCGTGTCCTTTCAGCTACTCCCGTCCGTCCCTCGGGTTCGACTCCAGCATCCGCCGGTTCAGCACCACGTTCTTCGCCCGATGGTTGGCCAGCCTCTTCAGTTGGCGTGACCGGAGGGCGTGCAGGAACATTTCCCTCGTTTGCCGCCGGGACAACTCCTCGATCCATTCCAGTTCGGCTTGCTGCTGGGGCGTCAACTCGTACACGGCTTGCTGCCTCCTGTTTCGCGGCTTTGAACTGTTCTCGTCGTACCTTTCTACTCGGGGCCTCCCTGTACCTGGAAATGTCGCCGAACACCGCCTTGGCCCATTCCCTGCGAGTGGGAGTGTGGGGGAGATCGGCCAAGCTGGTCATCAGGTTTGTCCCACCACCCATTACACCGCCCGTTATCGTCCCCATCACCCAAGCCTGATCCCAGCCCGTATACCATGGCTTGCCCGTGGCTAAGTTCTGCGCGATCTGTTCCTGAATGGACTGGGGCCCCTCCTCGGCCCCACCTTCGACCAGCATTCCCGCCAACGTCTTGATTAGGATGTTGCGCTTCGCCGGATCACTGGCGCCACCGGCCATCAAGACATCGATGTCTTCAATCCCCAGCCTGGAAGCCAGCTTACTACCCAAGACGCCCACCACCCCCGTCAGACCTCCGCTCGCGGCGTGTATGGCTGCTTGCTTTCCGCTCAAGAGTCCGCCCGGTGTTTCGGCTCGGGTTTGCTCCGCCCCAGAGCCAGCCGACACCAGCCCTTCCCCAATGGCATAGCCGTATTTTCCCAGCGCGGGCGCACGACCGATAGCACCACCGGCGGCCATAAGCGGGATGGATTCGCCAATCGTCGTGGCAATCGCGCGTGGGTTTCGTAGCGCCGCGTCGATCTTACCTAGCACCCCCTCCGCATCAGCCACGTTCCGATGGGCCGCCTGTGTCTCGGCGCTGTACGCATTGTGAAGAACTTGCTGCGCCCCCTCGTAGTCGATTCCTAGCCTCTCCTGCATCCATCCAGGCCAGCCATGGACGGGCAGCCCGGCTTGCGTTGCAGCCGCTTTGGCGACACTCTTCAAGCCCGGAGGCCCTGGGATCGCTTCGGTAATCGGTATCATGTCAGCAATGCCCGTGATCGCCTGGGGCACGCCGAGTGCTCCCTTGGCGGTCACCACGGCCGTATCGCGCATGTGGTCCATGCCGCGTTGGATGAATGACCGGGGTGGGGGAGGCTGCTTCGGCTGCTCGACCATATCACCAACAACAGGAGCCTCCAGCCACCACTCGTCAGCGACATTCTCGACTACTGGAGCCTCCAGCCACCACTCGTCTTGCACCCGGCTCATGGCTTTCTCCTCCGTACTCCGTTCGGGTCAACAAAGATTGCACCGGACGGCAAAGCCTCATACTCCGCCCGGGTTAGTGGTGCAGCTTGCTGGGACGTGCCCGTGACACTGCTCGTCACAGGTCTTCTATATGCATTATTCGTCTCCCTGAAACGGTTCCGTAGCTCCTCGGCGCTGAGCGGAACGACTTCATTCACGTCCTGCTGCTCAGGCTCTACCTGCTCAGGCTCCACTGGAGGCGCGCCCTCGGGGCCTTCCTGTGGCCTCGTCGGCCCAAACCCTCCAAACCCCTCCGCCATAGCGACCGCGGCACCCCGCGTCACACTCCACGCCCCCGGCCCCATCGACGTCCGACGCGGGGGTCTAGGTCTGTCCCCGAGCGGCCCATACCTCTCCTCGACCTGGGCATCGATTTCGTCGAAGCTCGCGCCCTCGTTTTTCGGAAGCGTCCACAACCAGTCCTCGTATCGCCGACGTTTGTCCCGGGCATCCTCCCACTGTTTCTCGGCCGCCTCCCACTGAAAGATATCCTCATCGTACTGGGCCTGGCGTTGCTTCTCGTCTCGCTCGCGCTGAAGTTCCTCGGGCGAGTCCGGCATGTTGCTGGGCAAGCTGAGGACGCCGTCCTTCAGGTTCCACGGGAGGTCCTTCATCCAGTCCGGGTAGTTCTTAGTTCTCTCGGCAATTTCCTCTTCCAAGGTGGGCTTTCGCGGACTCTCCTCGTGAAGACGGCGGCGCTCTTCCTGGAGCGCTTCGATAGCAGCCTGCTTGTCTTCGGGAGTCTCGTACCGATCGCCGTCGATCTCCTGTATCTCGTCCAGAATCTGCCTTTCACGCTCCTTGTTCCGGTCGCTGAGAAGACTGTCCTCCGTGATCGACCCGGCCTCGCGACGACGCCAGTCCGCCCTTCGTCGCCGTGCGTCCAGGTCGCTTTCCTCCCGGCGTTCCCTGAACATTGCCTCCTGGAGCCCTTCATCGGACGCCATTCGCTCTCCCGCCAACATGCCCTCGAACTCGAAGCGATCCTCCTGCATCTCGCGACGAAAGTCCATCTCCCGTTCCTGGGCCTGTTGTTCCGCGAGACGGTCGAGCATTTGCTTACGCCACCGCTCCCGGGCGTTTCCAACGCCACTCGCATACGCCGCCAATCCCACGGCGACCCCGGCTGGCTGGTGTTCGACAACAATAGGCATGGCTTATCTCCGCTCTGCATTGTTACCAGAGGTGGCGAGGGCAATGACCTTGGCGTCGGCATGGCGTGTCTTGGCAACCAGCGAAATCACAGCCCTCGCATAATGACGCAATAAACTCAGCGTTCGCATCGAAATATTCTTTCCTTTCCGCCCTCCTCTGACGCCTCCGTTCACAGGGGGTCACGAGCGCCTTGCTCGCAGAACCGTCTTTCACCGGTGCTTCACCCGCAGTTGCTACAATCTCCTGCCCTGGCCCCAAACCCCGTTCCCACAAATTGAAAATCACCTGTCGCGTCTGACACTGATGGAACCAGTTGGCGTTCTTCTCCACGCCGTGGCGTTCACACCAGCCGGGCTCGGTGCACTCACAGCCTGTTGCCATCAACACGACCCCTCCGTCATAATTCCGTACCACCCCCCCGAGTCCATTGGGTCGACCCCACAGTTCGGTGGGCACGACAAGTCGCCGATTGTCTCTATATCCCAGCGAACAGCGAAGGTACTGGAATTACCACAAACAAATGCCTCGGCCCCTATGTCCGAGCAGCCGTCCGGCCCGGTTGGACACCCCGAGGCCGCGTTGTTGCCGTCACAACACTCGCCCCCCGGCAGGGTCAATGTCCAACTACAACGGTCATCTTCACCACACACTACTTTCGGCGTCGTGCCCGGGCCGGAACCCTGGGGCACCGGAGTCGTCCCAATAAAGCCACTTACCCCAAACCAAACTGCCTCGCTGCAATCGTACTCCAAGTCGGCACACGTCCCGTCGTAGAGACAGAACTCCGAATACCAATCGATCTTGAGTTTCCAGTGCGGGTAGTATCGCTGCGGATGACCTTCGTCATCATAATAGGTACAAAAACAAGTGCAGTCCGGACAATCCGGATCATCCTGCTCGTGTTGACGATAGATGAAATCGTCCCACGTCAATTCAGAGGAACCGCCATTCATCAACCCCGCATGACGGCGGCTGTCGCTCACCGTAACCGTGTTATCCCACACGCAGCCATCGAACCCCAGATGACTCACCTGGACGTACAGGCAGCCATCCGTCACGCACCCGCTCATCATGATCGGCAACTCATTGATGTTCCATCCATCGGCGGCCGTGTAGGTGCGAGTCTCTCCGCCGGCCGTGAGAATCAGACTCGCCGTCGTGCAGTGAGCCTCGACATATTGGTACGCTGTAGCCGTCGAGTCGGAGTTGAGCAGAATCCGAAACTTGTCGCCGCTGTTGGGATAGATTTTTACATCGACATAACCACGGCCGGATGTGTTCTTCGCCGTGGTGACAATCCGGGCGTTAGTTGTTCCCGCTTCGACAAGCTGGTCAGTATCAATTTCCCAATCGCCGGATACCTCGGTCCACTGGCTGCCAAGATCCGTGCTGTTATCCCGGTCGAAATCGTCCTGGAGGATTATGCAACCCTCGACACAGCAGCAACGACGCGCCATGGCTCCCTCCTATGCACAGCAGGCGCCACGGGATTCGCAGTCCATTGTCACAACTATGATGATCTGGTCGTGGGCGTCCGAAGCTTCCCATCTGCCATACCCCTGAGAACCGGCATCCGGCTGAGGCGGGCCATAATCGCGGTCGATGATTTTGTACGTATGGTCTGCATCACAGGTGAAATCGTAATCGTGAGTCGCCGGATTCCACACGCCGGGAGCGTATGCCTCGAACACGATTCCGAAACCCGGGTGATTGTCCTTCGTGCAAAACTTAAACAAAGGCGGGCCTCGGTCCAGCAGCATCCAACTGATATTGACCCCGTTTTCATCTTCGAGATGGACTATCTCCTCCTCTAGATCCTCGGGGTGACCCTGGCACTCCTCCTCCGCCCGCCCGGGGTTCTGTCCGATGTAGCGGACGATCTTTCCGTCTCGCTCTCCCCCGCCGGAGAGCGGCAACACCGCCGGATACACCTCGCCGATCTGGTACAGCCCCGCGAAGCGACACCCGTACGGCTTGGCCACCGCGATTCCGTGCCGCGCTTCGACTGGCGGATCTGCGTCAAGATCCTCAACGGCGTAATCGTAGTACCGTTTGTCGCGGGGATCGTACCCCCGGCAAATCACATAATCGCAGTGAGTGTCCTCCGCGGCGATCTGCATCATGGCGCAGTGGGGGTGTATCCCCGCATAATGCAGTTGTTCCTGCTCGCCCGTCGTTGGATCAAACGGCGGCGGTAGCCGGAACCCGTGGGTGAAATTGCGTCTTTTGCGAACAGTCATCGCGACCGCTCCTTAGCGGACGTCGCAGAGGAGCTTCGCCCAACTGATAGCGGCAATAACCGCCGTCCCGCTAGCGTCGTCGTCCACTGATGTCCAAACCAACACGTCCAGGATGTCGCCGGCGGTCAGTCCTGTCGCCGTGATGGTAAAATCGATCTCCGCAAAGGTGAGACTGTTCATGTTGTCGTTCACAGCAGCGGAAGCGAGGTCGGAACCGATAGCGTCGTCCGGGTCGTCTTGCTGCTTGTAGACCGAACAGTCGAGCGTGGCACCCGGGCTCTGGTCGGCTACGGTGGTAATCATTCCGGCCATGAAACGCAACTTGACTGTGTTGCCCGTAACGTAGTTCCAGGGCAACTGGACCAACACGCGGGCCTTGTTAAGCTGCGCGCTCCCCTCCGCCTTGTGGTCGTCTGCCTGCAAGCTGGGGGTATCAGTTCCGTGAGTTCCCTCTACCAGCCCCAGATCGTCGTTTCCGCCTGCACTCGGCAACAGGGCGGCCATATCGTCGAACACCCGGAAGGACGTCAGCGGAATCCGGAACTCCGCTAACTCAGACACGGCAAGAACGTCGTCCTTGTCCTTCAGCGGCGAGATACTACCGGTGACCCGAAGGTTCCCAGGAACAATCAAATCGCCGGGTACTTGTGTGGGGTTAGCCATGAACTCTCTCCTTTACGTGACACGCATTAGTGGTTAGGTGAATTTACGGAGTGACCCAGCCGCCCCCGGAGTCCCCGAGGCCGGTACACATCGCAATCAGGGAGTCAATCGACGGCCCCGGATCGGAACGGCGCTCCACGAAGCCATAAATGCCGATCAACAATTTGTTTCGCTCATCGAGTTGGTAGGCCATCAGCTTCATCGCCTCTTCGTGCTTAGCCTGACTCCCCTGTAGCCTAGTCTGGAATTCGTTCATTTTCTCGATGATCATCTTGCTCCGCTGCTCTGCCAGCACCGAAGCATTCTGCGTCGTCTGGGTCGCGTATCGTGACCTGCCCTCCAGCAAACCCTTTACGGCGTCTTGAAGCTGCTCAAGCAACGTGTTCCGTACCGATACCGCTGCCTGAGAAACGCTCTGCTCAGCCGCATGCTGCCGGTCAAGCCCCGCCAGATGTTGCGTGACGACGTTCTGGATGTATTCGAGTAATCGGTTGCGCTCTCCCGCTTTGAATTGACTGACGGCCTGTTCGAGTTGCCTAAGACGCGCGACCTCCTCAAGCAACACACGGCGGACTTCCTGCCCCGCCGCAAACAGCGTGGAGCGGACCTCGATGTTGAGTCGGTTGTTGGCATCCTTGACGGCGTAAATCGCCTGCTTGCCGGCCAGCGTGCGTTCCCGCATCGCCTGCAAGAGTTGGTAGAGACCGGTAATTTGCGAGGCTTGGTACTGCCAGACCTCCTGTTGAACGGTGTGAATGCGGTCCTGTCCGGCCATCGTCGCCGTCCGCATGGCTGTCTGCTGTCCGTACAATTTGTGCTGGTTTTCCAGCTTCTCTCGATTCAGCCGGTCGCTCAGTGCTTGAACCTGCTCGTCGCGGTCTCGAGTATTCCGGGCCGTGATATCGGCAGCAACGGCGGAGGTGTACAGGCCCTGATCTGCCAACTGCTGCATCTGGGTAGCAAGACTAGCGTTGAACTCCTCGTTGATTCTCGCCAACTCAGTTGACCCCAAATCAACAAGAAACTGCTCCGCGATGCCTTCGTGATCGTCATAGTCCGTTTTCAACTTGGCCAGGACCGCGTTGTAGTCGGTGGCATGGTTGTCCAGCGCCGTGTCGCCCTCGGTGATCAGGGCGTTGACCTCCGTGTCTACGTCAGTGTAATCGCTGGCGATACTGGTCAGGACTGCATTGATGTCAGTCTCGACGGTCTCCAGGTATTCCCCCGCCGAAGTCAAAAGCGTGTCGAGTTCCTCGACGTGCTCTGTATGCGCCGCGGATAGGGCCTGTGCGGCCGCGAGTTGCGCACCCGCAAAGCGTTGCAGGCCCGCATCCTCATCGTCGAGTATCGTTTCGATCTCCTCCAAGTGTGCCGTGTAGTTGCTGTCTAATTCTTCCCGCTTGGCCACCAAGTCCGCCAAGAATGTGGTCAGGTAGTTTGCCTGAGCCGTTAACAAATCCTCGATAGTGTCGGTGTGATCTTCAGTGACGTTGTCCTCAAGATCGGTCAGCTTAGCGTCCATCGCCGTAAGGGCCGTCGTGGCTACGGCAACGTCCTCGATCAGGTCGGACTTGTTGTCTTCAATCAGCTTGTCGACCTGGTCCATGTACAAGCCCAGGTCGCCCAAGAATACCTCCGTATGGTCGTTGTGGGCCGCGACCTGGAGCTCGAACTGAGTCTGGCTACTGATAACCATCTCGGTCCAGTCCTCGATCACCGCGTTGTAGCGGATACTGTTGAACGCCCTTGCCTCGTTATAAGCAAACTCCCACGACTCCAGCAGCGCTTCGAGAATTGCAAAGTTCTCAAGCGACTTCTTCGTCATCGAGTAGTAGGCGACGGGCGGAATGGAGTTCTCATCCAGTTCCACCCCGGTAATGGTCCAGTTTTGCGCCACCAGCCAACCGACCGACTCGAACGGGATATCCTCAAGCGTGTGCTGCGTCCACCAGCCCAGCCCGTACGGCGTCTGAATCTCAACGGGCAGAATCTGAAACTGATCAGGGTCTTCAAATGGCACGGGTTGTATTGCGGTCATCGGTACTCCCCGAATGGAATCCTCGTCATTGTGACGCCCTCGTAGGCCCAATCGCCCGCTGAAGAAAGCCAGAGGCAGGCCCACATCGCACGTACGCGCGGACGCTCGGTCCACGACCGCCCCGGCTCCCAGTCGCCACTTTCGCTCACGTAGGAGGCGTAAGACTCGTCCGCCAGTGCAGCCGTGATTGCCGCCTTCCCGTTGGCCGCCGCCTCCTCTGCCGTCTCGCCCGTCACGATATGCCACGTCACCGTATCGCTACCGCTGGCTATGATTCCGTGCAGCGTTTCGAGCAGGCCGTATTGATCCAGCGCCCCCAGACGCAACGGGCCGAGGAGCAGATGACTGTCGTCGCTCTCCGCGTCGAACGGCCAGAACTGTTCCCGGGCCGCGTCGAAGAACCACGAGACACCAGATGAAAGATGAATGTAGACTCCCCGATCCGCGTGGTTGTAGGTCAGCGTACAGGCATCGTCGTCCAGCCCGGTCAACTCCTCCGGAATTGTGTCTTCCGAGAGAGGCTCCAAATCGGAGCCATCAACCTGCATGGAATACAAGCCGTGTGAGGAGAGAAAGTAGACCGTGTCGTGGTTCACGTACCACGCATCCGCCCCGATGATTCCCACCTCGTCCGAAATCCGCCGCCGTCGACCGGTCAACGGACTACCCTCCTGGACCCACGTCTCGTCAGCCGTAAACCCGACCAGGAAGGCATCCTTGTGCGGGACTAGGGCCACCACGTCGCCGCCGACCGCCCCGCCGTATGAGAACTGAAACAACGCCGGCCGCATTACGTCTGACACGTCCGCGCTTAACGTCGTGTCCGAGTCATCGCCCATCCGAGTAGCCGTGATGGCGTTGGAACTGAACGTGAGGAGGCGGTCTTGATAGCGAATCTCCGTGGGCCGAGTCCCGGCGGCGATCGGCGTCCACGAGCCACCGCGCATCCGCGAAGCCAGGGAACCTTCCAACCGGACGTTCACAGCCCAGGGCGTAGCGTATGCCTTGCGTCGTGAACCGGCCTCGGCCCTCAAGCCCAGCCGCCGAACCACGCCGGCGGCCGGGAATAGGATATTCAGGGTCTTACCGGGCATTAGGTGCCCCAAAGCTCGATCAGGAAAATACCACCCGTGTAGTCGGCGTCGGTCCCCTGCGACCCGGTCACCAGGTATAGGTATCCGTCCGCATCCGGCAAAGCGGTGAGTTCGTCGATCTCGTTCGCCGCCCAGTCGCCATGGTCAATCAACTTCTCCTCGCCGGTAGCGGCTGCGATTGCCGTATCCTGGGCAAGAGTGGCCTCGTCGACCGAGCCGTAGAAGTCGATGTCCACGTCGCCGCCGGCGGGAACCTCCAGGCAGTGAATCCGCCCGGCGATGATCGTACCGTTGACAGCGGCGGTGATTTGCCCGATGTGGCAATTCGCCGTGTCGCCGTCCTTGCCGATCACGTCCCCGGCGGTGTCGCCGTCATTCAAGCCGGTAATGTCGAGGAGGATCTCCGTCTTGTAGAGCCCGCCGATCTTGCTTACGCGGTGCTCGCAGATCGTGCCCACACCCGTGGAGATGCCCGTACCGGGCGTCATGTCGCCAGGGACCACGGAAACACTGTTGAGCGTGAGCGTCGTCGCCGTCAACTGGTCGACGGTGAGGTCTTCGCCCGCCACATTGACGCCCTCGAAGGCGAGAACTCGCCAGTAGTAAGACGAGCCGACCTTGACGGAGATAAAGGTTACAAAGTCGCCCGCGTCACCCAACGTAAGCGACGTGTCGGCATCCGCGTTGTAGCCACCGGTCACCGTCAGTGTGATATCGCCTCCGTCCGTGTCGAGGACCAGCGTAACAACCAGACCGGCCTTGGTGGGCTGTGCCAGCGTCCGCGTCTCGGCTGCTGCGGAAACCAGCGGAAAAAGGGCGAACTGGGCCTGGACGTTGTTCGCGTTGATCGTGCCCGCATCGCCCGGGTCTTTCCTCACGTATCGCGCCATGAACAGGCTGTAAAGAATGTTTCCGGCACTCATCTCACGTTTCCTCCACGTTCACGTCACGCCGATTGAAATGGGCTCGGCGTCGAAGCCCTTACTGCGTCTTCGTAATTACCGTGATGTCCACGTCGGCCACGTCTCCAATGATCTTTATGAATCGTGAGCCGGTCAACTTCGTGGGAATCTCGTAGGACTTTGGTGTTACCGCCGCGGTCGTTACCGCCACAACTCCGTTCGTGCCCACGTCGTCACAAAGAGCGTAGGTTCCGTCGACAGTATCGCACTCGTAAAACGTCAGATTCAAATTCGCACCCTCCGGCAGAATAATCCTGCCGGAAACCATGTCGGTCAACCGAAACGCCTCGGTCGTGCCCAGAACCTGCGTCATGGCCACTGTGGTCGCGTGGGAGGTAACGCCCATGTCAAAATACTCCTGTAGTAGCTAAAGTAAGCCCGTGTACTCGCAGCCAGCGTCCCAATAGATCTGGCCCCTGCGAGGACGGTCCGAGGTGACCAGACTGTCGCCCTCCTGTCCTCCCTCGACGCCAAGACTGGTGGGGGCGTGATGAAGTTTGTCGATCGACAGTGAGTTCTCCAGCAGCACCGCGAACTCCGCTGCGTGCGGCCCCTGCTGGCCTATTTCGGCTAGCTCGGCGGCAGCTAAGCACGCCTCTCTGATTGTTTCCCCATGTTCCGTTCCACCCAGCGGGTAGAGGTTGACCGAAGATAGCATTGACGGCGTTACTCGATAGCTGTACCAGTAGGTATAGGCGGCGTCGGGTGCCGGATGGAAAAGAGCCTCGTAGCGCTGCCCCACGGTCGCGTCGAACTCCTTCGCCCTCACACCAACTATGTCCGGGTAGGAGAACGCCGGCTCGATCGCCAGCCGCCTTCGGACCTCGGCGGCGGTGGACAAACTGATCGGCCCGTACATCGCATCCGCCGTGCTACGGCACTCCAGTTCGCCGTCGAACTGGGAGAAAGCAGCGGGCAAGTCGTAAGCATACCGGCCCAGCGAGTAGCTGGTTCCCGCGTCCACCTCAAGCGAAGTGTCGTCGATAGTGATATCGGAGTCATCGGTCCGCGCGGTCACGTTGTAGTACGCGCCCCCGACGTTCAAGCTAGCCCCGGCAGCCCATGAAGGCCAGGTGCCGTCCGTCAGTGTGACCGTGCCCCCGGTGATCTCCACCGTGCCCGTTGAGTACGGGGCAACCGTGGTAATGGTCGATTCCGGCTGCAAGAAGCTCCAGGTGTAGCCCGGCACGTTGTAAAACCGCAACAGCCCGGAGCGAATGTGTCTATCGATTCGCGTCTCCTGATCCGCTGAGTAAGCGTCGGTGTCCCGCCCCCAGCCGAGATAGTGGCCGATGGCCACGATCAAATCGTTGTAGCCAACCCCCATCTCCAAGGCGGCGGACTCGCCGGCGGCGAAGTCAGACTCCAGCCAGAAGGTCTGCCCCTCGTAAACGAACTCGACGTAGGCAGTGTAAGCAACATCGGATGCCGGTTCCGTAAACGTGTATTCGTACACCCCGGTACTACGATGCACCATAGCCGTGCCGTCCGCGACGACGACCGCATCGTTGTCATCCCGCTTAACGCCGTAAGTCCCCGTAGGGTCAGACAGCACTGCCGACGTTACATCGGTCAACACTCCGTCCACTTTCCAGAGCCTTCGTACGGTTCGCATGGTCTACCCCGGAGCTTGGATTATGGTAGCTTCCGTTGTAATCGATGTGGCAGCGCCCGAAATCACATACGTTGCCGTCCCCCACAGTCGTCCCGCCGGATCGGTCCCGGCCCTCACCTCTATCTCGTATGTACCCGGATCGGTAATCCCCGCCGGCCAGTCGCCGACGTAGTATGGATGCGCCGTTGCGTCCTGGGTCTCGACCTCGTCGTAGTTGATGGCACCCGTGGCCCATGCGGCATCGGCAATCGTATTATCGGCCACGAACGCCGAACCGTTCCAGCGGAGGCTCTTGTCCGTGTGGTGGCGAATGATCCCCCGTAAATCCAGCCCGCTGGTTGATGCTGGTTGGCCTAACTCGTTTGCCATAGTGTATTACTCCCTACCACGCTGCCCCCGGCCGAATGATCAAACAATGTAGTCCAGTTGGTTACCCCCCCAGCAGGCCCGCCAATCAGAACGTCGCCATCATCGCCCTTGGCAACCGCCTGTCCAACCACCTCGGGGGACGCTTCAGATCGCCCGGCCGCACGGCCGCTCTGGCCTCTGCCTCTGTCCGTGGCCGGTAATATTTGCCATCCGTCTCATCCTTACGGTGGAGGTGGAATGTCCCGGTATCAGAATCGAACGACACCCCGGCTTTGAGTCGCTTCTCGAATTCACCCGTGCCACGCTCGACCATGATGGGCTCCTCTTTCGACGTCACCACGATTTCCCCGGCATCGTTCGGATCGTAGGAATACACAGTCCGCGTTCCGTCCTGAACCGTCTCCATGATCTCGACGTCCTCAAACGCATCCCCGATCGCCAGTTCGGCAACGTTGGCCGCAACCACTACCTCCGTTTTCAGATGCTTCAAGACGGCGTTTTCCGTTTGTATCTCGTCCCAGTCTTCCGTAGGCTCAAACGTGTCGGTGTGAATAAATGTTTTGCCAGACAGCCTTTCCA